CGATCTTTTGGTCACCACCAATTGGGATCAAAGATGATCCAGCTGGAATAGGTGCGTTCTTAATAATGAAAGTGTTTGCAGTATTTGATCCATACGCTACACTAACTAGAACACCTGTATTAGCTTTATTAGCTAATGTTAATCCAATAACGGTAGCTGTCTGTCCTGTTGGGATAGTAAAACTCCCAATAGCGGAAAGTGTAGTACCTACGTTTTGAGTTGTCTTTGTTTGAAAGAGATTCGCCATACCTTATCCCAATGCGATCGCAAATGCTAATGCTTCATCAACTGCACCATCCGCAGTTGTCTTAACTTCGTTTACAGCACCTGCAATGTCTGTTGCTGTAGTATTTAGCCCTGCTAGCGTCACTGTTCCACTCATGTTTGAGTTTGCAGTAACATTCATATGATCAGAGTAAATATTAGTATTAGATACGTTGTCATCAATTGTAAATCTTGCACCAACGTTTGTCTGACCTTGTAGAGCTGCTGTACCAGAGACTTGGATAGAACTCGATAACGTAGTAGCACCACGGAGTAAAACTGTTCCACCAATCTGAGTGTTCGAAGTAACGTTTAAGTTATCAGAGAAGATGTTGGTGTTAGCAGATCCAGTATCGACTTGGAAGACACCAGCAACATTAGCTCCACCAAGTACGTTAAGCTGTACATTAGCTGTAACTGTGTTAGAAAAGATTGCACTGTTAGATACTGAAATTTGGTTCAGACGAGCGAGTGTATCATTCGTACGAATTCGCCAAATGTCAAAGGTATCTGTGAGTACTACGTTTGCAAATGCTGCCATTTCTTATTGCTCGTCTACGTAATGTAAGTAAGATCCTACAATATATTTAGGTGTCTTTACTGGAGGTCTTCCTGCATGAAGATATGTCCACAATGGAGGAAATACCAATAGTCTTCCTTTCTTAGGCTGTACAGAAATATCCATCTGTGGAAAGTCTGTATGTCCAGCCTCGTTGTCATTCAGATACAAAAAGAATACTAAGAATCTTCTTGCAGAAGTATAATCACCAACATCGACATGATCATTGAATTGATCCTTACCATCTGGTTCATACTTCTTCATTCTAAAGTTTTCATATCCAACGTTTGTAGGAAACATAACGTCTAGGATATTACAATCTTCTTTATACTTTTTAACACTACCAAGAAAGATGTCTTTGAGAACGTTCGCTTCATGCTCAAATGTTTCCAAATGATCTAATAATCTAAGCTCAGTAAAGTTAAAATGTTTGCCGTTTTGGACTTTAAATGTGTCCTGTTTGTGCTGTTCAAATTTTTCTATTAAGTCGTTACAAAAAGAATCATCTACAACATTATCATACCATCTAATAAAATTTTCACTCATTCCGGTTCTTCAATACCTCAGCTATCATTTGTTTCAATTCACCTATATCATCTTTCAAACAGCACACATCTTCTTTCAATTTATCCAACTCTGCATTTCTTTTTTTCTTAGCTCGATACAATTCAAGAGCTCCAAGATCAGTATTTAACACTGCCTTGGTCTCTACGTCTCTCATTAAGTAACTATTTTCTTCTACTGGTACTAACTTTTTCATTACTTCTGCAACGCTATTGCCCGTAAATCTTTAACAGTAGCAGCCTTAGCTGTATTGGTTGTTAACAAGACTATCTTCAACTTAAAGAACTTATAACCTGTAAATGTAGCACTGCCAGAAGTATACTGGAACTCAGCGCTAGGTCCTGTAAGTACAGAAGTTGGAAGATTATACTCGAACTCCAAGAAGTCTGACTTGTCTTCATCCTTAGATGAGATTGTCGTCAATGTAGTTTGAGTTAATTCTGTATAAGGTCTATCGTCTATTGTAGCTGAATCTTCATTATTAAGCAACTTAGCATACACTTTAATTGTAGCTACCGATGGCTTATAAGCGGTCAATAGAACCTTAAGATCTTCAGCATCTAATCCTTCAGCAAGAGTTACTGTCTTAGTAATGTATCTTGCTGTTGCATTACCACCCCTGTTGTTAGTTTCATCCGCATCGTCATTGTTTGTAAAGAACTCTGTAGTTACAATACCTAAACGATCTACGTCAATAGCAGGGGAATGTCTGCTGTTTGTTAGGTTACGAAGAGCAAGTCTAAAGTCAGCTGACTTAGCACCCGAGATACCTGCAGTTTCTTGATCATCTCCAAGAATTAACTTACGGTTATCAAAGTATGTGATTCCGTTCTTAGTAAATTCGTTGAATGATGCATCCAATGTTGTAGTAGATGTAGCTAGTTTACCGGTTAGGGTTAATCTTGTTTCATCAAGATCAAGCAAACCAAAGTTAACTTCCGCGGCATCTGCTGCGAGTTCAGTTACTGTTTCAATCTTACCAGTATAACCACTTACTTGTTCTTTGAATTGTGTGTTCGCTTGAAACGTATTGGTTACTGAGGTCAGTGTTAACCTTCCATTCTCTGGCTCATTAGGATTGATGTATTCAATAACAGCTGTTGGAGTAGTAACACTATGGATAGTTGCGTTTGCAGTAGCTGTCTGGCCATTCGCAAATGTGAATCCAACAGACTCACCAGCTTGGAATTTAGCTGAGAGCGACACATCTTTGACTGTAAATGTGTTTGCTGAAGCTGTTGGGTTGTTACCACCCGAGTTGTTAGCAGTCACTGTACCGGTTGCACCTGTAGTGGCACCTGTAAAGATCAACGCCGTGTTAACAGTCGGCTGTGAGGTGAAGACAATTGTTGACTCACCGTGAACTCTTTGACCTCTTGCAAGATTAATATTCGTATTAGAGGTTGTAAAGAACTCGCTCTCAATGTTGTTCATTGCCATTGTACCAGTCTGGTTGGTACCGAAGTTAGCAAAGTATGCTCTAAACGTGACATCCTCTTCTTGAATAGATGTCCAGTTTCTATCGTTAGCAGATACAAACAACAATCCAGAATATGGGTTTCCAATAATTCTGTTACCTGTGACAAGATCCGTTTCACCCATACGTGCAATAAAGACGTTGTAGTTAGGTGAACCTCCGCCTGGCTTGATAACAATAGCATAGTCAACATCTGTCAACAAGTATATTGGTGTATCAAAATAGATCGGAGTTGGGATTGGACTTGTAGGGTTGACATTAATGTCTTCTGGTTGTACAATCACTTTGCCAAACGGGACGAGACGGGGGGTAATAAATCCAGAAGAAGGATCAACTTCCCTAATCTGAATCTCTACTGGTAACGTATCGTCTTTAGTTGCAAAGAATAAGTCTAACTTAGTTAAGTACATTCCAGCTGTCGCAGATGGATTAGTTCTAATGTCTGCAGAAGGATCATTTAATGAATCTTCAATACGGAATGTTTGACCTAGTGGATCATACAATACAGTCGTACTTACATTCTGGATCTGTCTAGTAGTGACAATTGTATCTCTAACGAACTGAGTAATACCTGTTGCAGTAAAGTCTGCCTCAGCTACTGTTGTAAATGTACCAAGCTTCTTAGTATTTCTAAAGTTATCAATCAAACGGAACTGGCTTGTACCTGTTTCGAATCTTTGATCGTTATTGTTAGGAAGCTGGAATACACCATACAATCTACCAGAAGAATCAGCCTTAAGCGCTGTTCCTAAGTTAGCAGTGTTTGCAAACGAACTGTTAGCTTGCTGTACGTAGTTGGTAATATCTGTTCCATCGAAGAACGGATAGACCGTAGCATTTGGTTTCAATCCTTGAGCAGAGAAGTTAATGTTCTGAGCTCTGATGAATGGAATTGGTTCTGTTCTTTCAATATTAGTACTTACACTAACTGATGATCCTACAACGCGTTGGGAGCTGAAAGTACCTCTTGATGGTAAACTTCTACCTTGAGCTCGAAGAGTAGCTGCCCATGGAGTTGCAGGGTCTGTTATTGTTCTGCTTACTGAACCAACGACAATGTTTCTTGTAATTCTGTTTGGAGGTAAGTTAACTGTATCAATCCAGAAGTCTGTCTCAGGATCAAGTGTTAGAATACCTTCCCATGTGTACGCAATACCAGCAGCATTACGAGTATCTGAAGCATACGAGCTATCAACAATTAGATCATGAGTAAATGGAAGTGTAACTAACTTACCATCAGAATATTCTGATGTAGCTGAAATAGTTGCTGTCTCACCTGATGAAGCACCAGATATTGTTCCTGATGTTGGGAACGTACCTGATACGTTTTCAATATACAGCCGATCCCCAACGACATATCTTACGGTACCTGTAGCTGCACCAGCTGATACTGTTTCACCATTCGCAAATGGAGTAGCAGTTGCAACTGTAACTCTAACATCACCGGAAGATCTTACAACATTTGTTGAGTTTGTAGTGTTGTGTTCTAACTTTGTAAATGCGTCAAATCTTCTTGGAGTAAGTTCTTTGTTTCCAATATCAATAAATGCCTTAAAGTCTTCATTGGTACTATCACTGTTTGTGGTATCAATAAAGTTATCAGCCAGGAATCCGGATTTAAATCTGTTAAGGCCATTGCCATCGTTAATGTTCAACGATTGAGCTGACTGCTCAAGAAGGTTGAGTGATGAATAGTATTCAAGATTATTGATTCTGTTTTCGAGAACACCAATATCCTTCATTGTGTATCGACGAGTTCTTTCTTCCAACACAAAGCTGTTTTCTGTTGTGTTAGCTCCTGGAACATAGTCGAACGAAGCAATTGTTGATGGGAATGGAGCAATACGCACAACACCAAGTGTAAATCCATCTGCAGGAGATGCTGGTGTTACAGCATTGAGTGCTGATGTACCTTTGATTGCTCTAAAGTTTCCTTCCTTATCGAGAATTACTCTATCAACTCTAGGCAAGTAGAACGAGAAATCAACAGTAAAGTTTTCATTTGGAGAAGCATATCTCAATGAATTACCAGTTGATTCTAAGATCACTTGAGTATTTGAAGGATCTGTTGTTACTGTTCCAATTGTAGTAGCAGCTGTTGCTGTATCTGTAATTCTTGGTCTAATATCAATGTGATCGCGAAGATCGTATTCTGTACCTGTTGTAGGTGAGATATATCTTGGGATTTCTGCTGTGGTAATAGCTGTTGTATTAGCAGCGTTAATGTCATCCACAGGATACGAATCAACTGAGTAGTATCCAGAACCCTGAGAAGCATCTTCTGAGAAGAAGTCTAACTTAATCAGTAAGTAATCTGAACCACCAATAGTAAGGGTAGAATTGGTTTTCTTCAGCAAAGATCCAAGAGTATAGAGATTATCTCTCTGTCCATTATCGAATGTAAACTCATCGGTAACAACAGTACCTTCAGTTAGAGCTGTGAAAGCACCTACTTTCTTACGAACTTCTTTGATCTTAAATACGTCAGCAAAACCTAAGTTCCATGGCCCAGTTGTTGATCCAGCATTCGATGATATGTCGATCATTACATACCGATCTACATTTAACGTCTTAGCCTTTTCTCTAGCAGATACTCTATTCAACTTGACATTTACAGTTGCGCTCACACCAGCTGTTAGTGTTTCTTGTAAGTCAAATGTTGCTGATGTTGAAGATGGAATATTAATTGTTCTGTTAGCAGCATCACCACCAACTCCAGCCATATCAATGACTGTTCCAGCTGGTAAAACTTTTGTAATGTTCTGGCTAGTAATAGTAGCTTGAGCTATCTGGAATGTACTTAATGTTGTTGAAGTAACAGCTGAAATGACAAACGTGTTTCCATGGCCAGCTAAAGCAATAGTTTCACCAACATTAAATTTGGTGTCAGCAGCTGTTAATCCGGTAACAGTGTTAGCTCCATCGACCATTGATCCTGTATCAACAGCACTAGAAGATGTTGCAGTAGCATTAAGTACTACATAGAAGTTTTCGTTGATCTGACTTGCTGATTGAGCTCCAGTATCCTGGAATCTTTCATTCGCATTACCAGTCGACAATGTGAAAGTACCTGAAGCAGAAATTGTAACATCAAAGCTCTTGTTGAAGATGTATGATGTGTCAATTGTACCTGTCGAGTCTCTAAGACGACGAATAGCATTTGCAGGCATTTCAAACAAACCAACATTAAAGTTTGTTTCTTGTAATACTGCATCTCCAGATGTTAATACAACATCTGCACGACCATCTGTGGTTCCATTATAGTAAACAGACTTAACATCAGAGAATGTATTTGCAGTCATGTTAATGTCATACAAATACATGTTATAAGTTGCTGCTGGTGCACCCTTGTCACCAGAAACATAATCAAGTGATCTTAGTCGAGCTGTACCAATTTGGTTTCCTACAACTACAGAGGAGAAGTCTCCATTGGCAATTGGGTTCTGTTCTTCATCACGCAAAGATACAGTAGCATGTTCGTTAACATCCCATTGGCCAACAACGTTCTTTACTACAATATAGTTACCATAGTTTGACGTTACTGATCCAGCATTAACATCTGTAAAGTCAATGCCTTTATCAATAGCTACGTGTGCTGTAGTTAAGTTATCTCTTTCGTAACCAAATACATACGCGAGACCTGGCTTAACATCAACAGATAATTGAGATGTGTTACCACCAAGTGCTGCCGTAAACACACCGTTATTGTTTCCGGAGTTGAAATGTTCACGGAGCTTTAAGTTCAACCCCTCGACAATGTAATGACCTGATTCAGAGAATGTTCTTCTAGCAATGTAGTCGTTGATCTGCGAATAAACTGGTTTTTCTGAACTTCTTTCAATGTTTCCGTTACGGATCCTAGCAATCTCAATAAAGTCAGTATCATTCTCTGAGTTTATATCTTTAACAGTAAGTACAGGATTTAACTTAAGTCTATTTGCACCAGGTGCTGTAAAGTTAAACGAACCCTGAGCTGGATCAAGTAAAGTTGTGTCATCAGTAGAAGATACTACAGTTTCATTTACAACATACCCTACTCTCTTCGATGTATTGGCAGAGTAGTTACCTACAACAACTGTTTGTTCATCACATCGGATAAAGTGATCTTTAGCATAGATGATACCAGGACCAAGTCTGAGAATTGACCCTTGACCTGTTGATGTAGCAGAAGTGATCACATTAGCAGTTTTAGCATTACCAGCTGTTAACTGTTCGCCATTTGCAAATGTTGATTGAGAACCATCTGTCGACAAAGATGTGTACGTCAAGTATAAAGTATTCTTAACAGTTCCGGCTTGTGTTCCTGACGTTACTGTAATTACGTTTGCAGTGACACCTGATGGATTGGTAATCTGTGTATTAGAGAATGACGATACGGCAATGCTATCACCATTGAAATCTTGATCGAGCAATTGCACATATGGAGTAAACTTATCGTAAAAGAGTTCACAACCTCTTACGACTGAACCTTCTTCAAATACGTGTTCAGCAAATCTATCAATCTGGTTTTGAAGAATAGTTTGAAGCTGAGTCAGCTCTCGTGCTTGGACAGCTAGACCTGGTCTAAAAAGAATTCTGTGAAAATTTTTCGACTCGTTAAAATCATCGTAGTATGGATCGATGTTAAAGTTAGTCGAAAGTGATACTGTATTACTTACAGCCATTGATTACTCCAATTAGAACCTGATCACAAGTTTAACGTCTTCAGTTTGGTCGATTGCTCTTTGAACCTTGACGAGATTTTCAATATACAAAATTTCACCAGTGTAGGGTGTAATTTCATTTCCAGTAATACCAGCTGTTGTTGCTGTAATACCACTTTGGTTAGCAGTGATTACTTCAGTATTTGTAAATGCACCTTCTACTTCGGTAAGAGAAAGAACACCTTCAGTTCCTGTTGCATTCGTATTTGCAAATACTACTATACGACCTGAAGCACCTGATGTACCACCTAAGACTCTTTCATCTTCTGTGAATGATCCAGTCTTACTTGTTAAAGTTAATCTCGTAGTCATATTTAGCGTGGTACTGTTAGCAATTGTGCCATTTGCCAGTAGAGGATCTTTGAGAAGTCCTATAGTTCTAAAGTCTGCATTAGCTAGGTTGACAACATCTGTTGCACCAAGCCTGACGTTGAGCATCACATTGTGGCCACCGAGCTCATACAGAGCAGCTGACCCATGTCCACCGTATGGCGCAAGATATGTTTGAGCTGTTGCTCCAGAACCTACGTTTGCAGTGATTACCGTATTCGCTTTTGAATAGTT